TCATCCTTTGTAGGTACAGTTGCCATTTTTTCAGAGAACAAACCGTTGATTTTTTCAACAACTTGCTCAGGTGTTAAATTGTTTTCCATTTGTTTTTGTTAATTAATAAAATTTATAATTCGTTTAATTCCTTTAATTTGCTCTCACAATAGCTTGCCATTGCTTTGCCTCCCCATAACAGATAAGAGATAGTGCCACATGACTCAGTGTCATTGGCATCATAATACACCTCAGCTCGGCTTAAATAAGAGTAGGTTCTTTTCAATGTGTCAAGGCTCAACCCCTCTCCCTTTGAGATTTGATTGGCTCTTGTCTTACCCACAGCTGTGGCACATTTATTACCCACTGCCTCATTAAGCTCTAATCCTTTACGTGCATTCTCTTTGGCCTGTGATGGATAGTCAGCATAGGTTTGCTTTGTTTCAAGCGTTTCTAACACAGCCTTCCAACTGAACTCATCTGGCTCCGGCTCATACAATTTAACAGAATGGTTGCCCGGTTCTGTTTGTGCGAGTAAAGTCAATTGACTTGACAGGAAGTTGGCTTTCATTTCTAACTCATACAAACGCTCATCTGACCCCTTACCATTTGCCAGGGCCTTGATTACTGTTTGTAAATCATCTGAAATCTTATCTATAAAAGTCTTTTTATTCTCACTCTTCATGATGCTCACCACATTGGTCAGCTCATTGGCTCCAAAGGTTACTGCAGATCCTTCCCACAGTTTAACCTCTTGCAATAAAGTAAACCCTCCTAATGGATTGGATGTATCCTTGACAAACTTAGTCTTATCAGATACTCTTTGAAACCCAACAGAATGCTCCTTGATGATGCCATCTTGATAATCTCTCCAGGCATCCTCACCCATTGTTGAGGTGCCTAACCTACCCACAGCAAAAAGCCCATTGTCATCCTCTTGCAACTTACTGAACACCCCTATTTGTTTCTCCCAATCATGGTGTCTTAAGAATGCTATCTTACGGTTGCTTGATGACTCTGGCCCACGTTCCTGGATAGACTTTTTGAATGCCCCCTTTTGGATCACATCATTATCACTGTCAACGTTACCAAACTTAGCCAAGTAAACTGCAACCTCTCTTCTGTTGCTGTCCATGTCCTTGATCTCAAAGCCGCTTTTTATTTCATACTTACTCATAGTCTTTGTATTATCTGTCCATGCTGTTGAACATATTGCAAATCTCTGGTCATTATCATACTCAGACACCATGGTCTCATCTGACATGCACCTTCCAATGAACTGCTCCTCATTCTCATCTCCTGTTGGCTTAGGTATTGGCATTTGCTTGTGGATTAGTTATCATTGAATTGGCTGTTACACTGTCATAACCATAGTAGTTAACCAATGTATTTACAGCTGTTTGTCTGTCCATCTGTCCTAAGCTCACTGCATTGTTGAGTGAGATGATACCATCTAACCCTCCGACAGTTCCCTTGAGGTTGGTTTGTGCCTGTGCTAATGCAGCTGCCTGTGACTCTGTTCTATCTTGTTTCTGCAACTCAATGTCAAACTCCTCTGCATATTGCTGTTGAGTAATGACACCGTCTTTAAGCATGACACTATAAGTATCTACTTTGGTTTTCTCTGCAGATGCTTTCTGATTCTCATCATCCTGCAATATTGGTAAGTGATCAAAGTTAGCCTGTAGATAGTACTCACCTTGCAAGCCCCATTGAGCTATCATGCTATCATACATCTGTTGAGTCTCAGGGATGATTGTATCAGTGTAACACATACGAATTGAGTCTCTCACATTACTGAATGTTGCACCCTTCTCACTTGAGAATAGGTTATAATTCAATCCAAATGCATCAATGATAGCCAACTTATCCTCTGTGAGCTCTTCAAATAACATGAGATCCCTTGTTGGATAACTCATTGGCTGCCAATTTACATTTGATTCTGTGATAATTAACTCATCTTTTTGCCTTCTATACCAATCTTTTTGTATCTTTTGACGCTCCTCTGGTGTCATTGGGATAGCTCCTCCCATGTCATTACTCTGAGCAGATAAGATTCCAATGGCTCCAAGGTTCTCAAGTAATACATTACGCTTGTTATAGCTTGCCATGATGTTAGATAGAGGTAATCTCAATGAGTCTATCCTTGAGATGGGCCTTACTATGTTCATACCATCTGCTGTGGTCAAGTATATTGAGTCCTGTAGCTCAATTGTTTCCTTTGATCCATCATCATAAGTGAATACAAATGAGTTGATAAGGTCATTAGCCTCCATTTGTTTGAGTTTTTTACCACTCAGATTGATTTTTATCTTGTTATTTGGTAGTGTTATGATTAGATTCCTAACACCAAATGACCTCAATGGACAGTATGCAACTACATTAGAATACAATGCATCCTGTACACTCATTGAATAGACTACATCTGACCATGATTGCACCCCATTAGGCTTAGTGATTAGGTCATTTATCCAATGATCAGTGACTAAGTTACCATCCTTATCAAATAAAGTAGGGATGTTAGTACTCATCATTGTGGCCCGTTTATTAACAACGCTCCTCAACTCTGGTATGTCTATGAATAACCTCCATGCATCACCGGTATCTAACCAAACAGCCTCTTTTTTACCCCAAATCTGCACTGCAGGTGGGAAAATTTGCCTTGTTAAGTTACGATATCTATCTGTATTGGCGTAATTATCAACAAATGCACTAATGAAATCAAATGCCATTTAATAATGTTTTGGCAAATGTAAGCATTATTTTAATACAAAAAAGGGGGTATAAATTATGCCAACTGTCTGAACATGGATTGAGCAAATATAGCCAACCCTGCCAGGCAATCCGGTGCATCATCATTCTTATTCTTACCCTCCTTACTGAAATGCAGTACATTCTGTATGAATAACTCACTTTCAGGAGTTCCATTGTTGACAAATGTAATCCTCTGTTGGATCCATACTGATTGCATGATGATCCTGGTTATCTTATTCACTGAGTTGTGGACAGGTAATATCTTTGTGGTAGTTTGTTTCTGCAATCCTCTTGCGAACATGGCTCCCATGCTGTTGGACTCAACCCTGCAATAGGTCACGTTCCATTGATTGAGCTTAGCTGCAATGAGTGGCATGGTTACATCTGTATTAGACTTGTTGAACACATAGTCAACGAGATAGAACTCATTGCCTGCCACTGCTAAGATGGCAAAGGCTGTGAAATCTGCTCCCTGGTCTGCCACATCACAGTATGCAATGCAACCCTGTACTGTCCCTTTGATGGTATTGAACTCAGTTAACTGCATGGTCTTAAGGTCATTGAATAACCTACCTTGTATATCAACAGGACTCTGCATGTACTCAGCCTCCCAAATGGATGGCTCAGTACGTTTCTTTTTAGTCAGATACTCATCTGTAGTCATCACTGCCTCACAGAATGACTTGCCATCTATCAATGCAGGAATGACAATTGAACGGTCATAAATACCGTCATTCATTTGCCTGCCTATCACATCATTAAGTGACCAACGTGTTCCTATGTCAATCCTCTTGCAACCGGATTCAAACCTTGAGTCATGTGTTGCCTCCTTCCATTGAATGATTCTCTCATTCTGAGTATCTGACAAGGCTTGTTCTAATCCTGTGTAAAGGTCATCTGTTACAGCAATGTTGTCAGCTCCAAATCCAATGATAGTACCTCCAACACCTGCTCCAAAGTAGCTGACTTGCTTAGCATAGTTGGTGTTCCATCCCTGTAAATTAGCCTTATCATCACTCAGCTGAACAGATGGGAATACCTCTTTGAACTTATCACTCTTTACAATGTTTCTAACATCATAACTGAACTTGAGGTATAATGTGGCTGTACATGCGTTCCTCATCACTGACCTAGTTGGATTGCGGCCAATAGTCCATGCACAAAACAGTGAACTGATATATGACTTGCCTGCCCTTGGAGGCATGGATACACTGAGTGACTTGATATGTCCCTCCTCTATATCTTGAAATGACTGTGCGACACTGTGGAGAAATACTCTACTCTCAAAGAATGCCTGGTCATAGTAGAGACAAAACTCCCAAAATTCCCTGCGGCAAAGCTCGAGACGTAATATGTGGAGTATTGCTTTTTGTTTGTCATTCACCTTTGAGTAGTTGTCTGATCTCTTGAGCAGATAGGTTGCTCAAGTCAATCTCTGTTTTAATCTCTGTTTGTGTTTTTTGATTGTCAGCCCAACCAAATCTATTTTTCATGTTCATATACCAACCGGTGTAACTGAAATCTTTATTGGTTAGGTTTTTTCGGCCATGTCTTTGCCACCATGCCTCACATAGCATACGACCTTTTTTTATGGTTTCCGAAAAATTTGGCTCTTCCTTCATCCATCTATCCCAAAGATCATTTGAGAATGAGCCTCTCCAATCATGGATT